GGTGCATCAATCGGTGATGGTATATCAATAGATGCTTCTCCAACATGGAATGCTGCAATTGTTGGTATTGCTGCCGCTGGTGGAGGAACTATGTTTATCCCGCGTGGGTATTACAGCTTTACTACTCGACCAAAAGAGGTGACTGGTGGTATCAATATTGAGGGAGAAGGTCCACGGTCTGCATTAGTTAAACGATATAACGAAGATGGATTCGGCACATATGCTGGCGCTGAAGGAGTTTATCGTGGTTTGATATCGTTTAATGGGGCTACAAACAATAACACCTATATCAAAAGAATTACAGGCTATAACTATGAGGACGGAAGTGAGTCTGGTGATTATGCAGCCCACCTCGGAAACGGTAGTTTTATTAGTATTGTTGCAGATGATGATGTAGCTGCTCCCGGTAATGTTTGGATTAGTGATGTCCATTGTTCTGCTCAAAGAACTGCCGCAACAACGGAATTCCCGTCCCCTTCCTATAAATACTGGAAATGCGGGATATTCCTTGATGGTTCTGAAAAGAGATCAGCAGCATTAGGTATTCGTGGGATCTATATGAACGGGTGCAGTATATTTACTGCGGCTGATGCAGCGATAAAAGCTGTTGCGGTTAATCATTTGTTTATACAAGGATGTGAATCAAATGTTGGAAGAACTGATGATGGAGTTGGTAATACTACGATATGTTGTGGATTGAAACTTGAGGGTGGGCTTCCTGCTGCTGATGGTACTGCTGGTGTTGAAACAGATCGACCAGTCATTATGAACTGTGATTTTCAAAGTAACTATGGAATTGAGATAGGAACACTTACGGCAGGTAATCGTGCTATTGTTAGATCAGCACACTTCTTTGGAAACATAGGACAAATACATCTTGGAGCAAACGCTTTCCACCCAATGATAGTAGGTACTCAAACTAATGCTAGAACAATAGATATAACCACTGAGAAATATACTTTACTTACTAATGGCGCTCAAGGAGCAGATCTCGACCCCGGCGAAGCGAGTCACAGCCACATTTATGGTGGTCTTAGGTTACGGGGTCAGGGATTAACGGTAGGTGAGGTAAATAGTAGTGATGGAGAGGTTTACTTACCTGCTGATGGAGACCTAGCTCTGTATGGAAAGCTTGAGATAAGTAAGTCCGCAGCTCCTGCTGCTGCTTCTACGGGAACAATGCGTTTATATTCTGATACTGGTGTATCTCATGGAAATCTTTACGCAAGATTTGATGCTGGAGATCCGATACTAATTGCAAGAGAAGACGGACTCAAAGCTATGGTATTAGGCCTTAGTGAGAAACTAGAGGATAGACCCGCAGGACAAAGCTATTGGGTACCCTACACCCATGTGCAATCTCCACTTGGAGAGAACGTTATTGGTCCTAATCTTGAAACATGGTGGTTAGTTGAAAACTATGGTAATGCCGCACAACCTTTGAAGAGATGGCCTCTAGCCCATGGATACATAGGTGCCGTGACAGGGACAGGAACGACGTACTCTGGACATATTGAGGATAATGGGACACTTACTTGGACGTTAACAACTGGGGGAGCTACTGAAGTATATGAAGTGCCTATAAACGGCACTACGAGTCGAGATATTGTTGATTGTGATGCTGGTCCGGATGCGGCTAATTTGGATGATCTAGGAGACGTTGTAGGGAACCTAGCCGACGTACTTGCAACTCTCCTCTACGATCTACGAAATCGTAAGGTTATAAAATAATGAATAATAAAGTAAATATATTAAACGAACGACTAGCAGATACTCTTTTATTAGACCTTGATGATCCTTCTAAATGTACTCCGGGTCTCTATCAGATTATTAGAGGATATGTTAATGATAATAGAGAAGCTTTAGATGGTCTACCAAGCGAGGCTTTGGATCACCTTGAGAAGATGACTGATTCTATACCTTTTAGGAGACAAGTATAATGGTAACAAGACTAGATAAGGCAGGGATAATATCTACTGGAAGTACAACCGAGAGAACTCTAGAAGACAGATTTGGTTTGGGTTCTGGATGGGTAGATATCAGAGACTTTGGTTTCACCGATGTTGACGAAGATGTGGATTTTACTCCTTCGTGGAATGCTATGTTGGCGGCGGTAGCTGATTACCAAGTACCCGATAAAGATGGAGTAGGAACTCGCCCTACAGTTTACTTCCCTGCGGGTCATTATAAATTCAAAAGCAAGCCAAACGCTATTACTACAAGATTAGCCCTACAAGGATCTCCTACTGGTACAACTTTTACTAAGGCTTTCAGTAATACGGGCGGAGCTACTGAGGGTTTCATTAGGTTTGCCCCCGGAAGTGGTGGCAGTGATATGTTTGATATCAGTATACAACATCATACACTAGAACAAAATGCTGGAGCTGCTATCGCTTTATACGGCGATGGTGCTACTGGGGGTCAAGTTGCAGACCATAGATTCAGCGGAGTTGTGGTAACATCCGGACGGAGGTATGAGGCGGATGGTGTGACTCCCATAACTGGCGACGAAAGCAGTACGGACCCTAGTACATGGTGGTATGGTTATTGGGATTATTGCATGCACGCAGACGGAAGCGAACAGTCTAGTGGACTAAGAGGCCTATGGATTGAAAATTGCAATGCTTTTTTTACAGGTAAGACGGGTTTATTTCTTGATAGCTGCTGCCACCTCAATGTAAGAGGTGTCAGTGTACAAGTACATCCCAGATGGAATGGTACTGGAGGAATGGATTCTGTAGTTATAACATCCAGCTACAACGCGAATAATCCTAATGCTTACAACGGATTTGTAAGCTCTGGTATGTCTGTAGATTTAACTAGTGCTAACGGTCGAGTAGTTATAGCAGACCCCACCACAGCTCTTAGTGATTTCGGCGGTACAGCAGATACAGATCCAGTTGTATCAAATGGGACTATAAGAATTCATGGAGTTGGGTCACAGGACAAGCACAATAAGATTTTGATAGGACCGCGTGTTAAGGATTTAACTATTATCTCAAGCGGAGATGTTGATTGGATTAAGGATGTAGGTGGTGTACGGACGGTGATGAATGCTGAGTATGAAACTCCTTTGATTACTGAGAAGACAGGCTCGGCTTTATATGACTATGGAACAGACACTTACAGCACTGACATTGGGGGAGATATTTCTGTCCTGACTCCTCTTGGATTACGAGAAACTCCTAAGACATTTGCTACGGATAATAAAAGTAATGTAGGGTACACGGGAGATCCCGGTAGTATTGTTTTGTTGGATAATGCTACAGCTACAGTGACATTCTCCGATGGATTAGTTGGATCACCCAAATCAATAATGTTATTAGTATCAGATGCTGTTGACGGAAGTAGTGCCTTAATGGCGTTCTCATATAAACAAGCACTTGCTTCCATAGGTGATGGGGTAGTTCACAATAATGGCTTAACTATATCCATTACAGATGACGATGCAGGCTGGCAATGTACAAAGGCTGCAACGAGTGGAGCTATTGTCTTTACCAATAGAACAAGTGCCGCGGGGACCTTAAGTATTGCCGCCTTTGGTGGTAGAATTACCAGTCTAGTTGTAACATAGGAGAAATAAAATGCCTAAAGTAGGAAAGAAGAAGTTCCCTTATACTAAAAAGGGGAAGGCGGCAGCCAAAAAGTATGCTAAGAAGACTGGAAAAAAGAAGAAGAAGTACTGATGGCTCGTAAGCCTATGAAGAAGGTAAAGAAGTCAGCTCAGAATTACCGAAAGAATCCCAAGTCTAAGGCTAAGAAAGCCGCGTATGATACTGCTTATCATTCTACTCCTACTCGTAAGAAGTACCGAGCTAAGCTACAACAGAAGCGTAGGGACAAAGATATAGTAGGCAAGGGTGGCAAGGATGTCTCCCATAGAAAGAGTGGTGGTACTACCATGGAATCTCCTAGTAAGAACCGAGGCCGTAACAGGGGTAAGAAATGACTAAAATTCCAAAAGAGATGCTCGAAGATTTCCGGAACCATCTTTGGGCATGCTTTAAGTACTTAGGACTTGGTGAGCCAACTCCTACACAGTATGCTATGGCAGAACGGTTACAGAATTATGCAGATGATATGCAATTACAAGCAGGTAGAGGTTTTGGTAAAAGTGTAATCACAGCTTGCCTAGCTTCTTGGTTTCTTCTATTAGATTCTAATTCTACCATCATGGTTGTATCAGCTACGGGTAACAAGGCTACCGAGTTCATTTCCATGACTCGTAAGATCTTAGATCTAGTCCCTTATTGTGAACACCTGAAACCGGGAGATCATACTACAGATAATGCCTTTGCATTTAATGTCGAAGCAAGAACTAAGATAGGACAGGACAAGTCATGCTTTGCACGAGGTATCAGTTCTCAGATAACTGGTTCTCATGCTGATTATGTTATAGCAGATGATGTAGAGATCGAGGGTAACTGTGAGACTGCTAATGCACGAGAGAAACTTCTTAACAAGGTAGCAGAGTTTGAACAAATTCGTAACGTAGGTGGCAGGGTTATCTTTTTAGGTACACCACAGATTAAAGATTCTATATATAATCACCTAAAGTCGGGGTATAAAGTCACTAAGTTCCCGGCTGTTATGCCGGACAAGAATACCTTTGCAGAAATAGAAGACGTTGATGAGTGGATCTTAGGTCTACACCTTGAACCCGGAGAGGCTACTCAACCGGAAAGATTTCCAAGTGAAGTTCTTTTAGAACGAATGGCTAAGATCGGACCTAAGTTATTTGCTCTGCATTATAAACTCGATACCAGCTTGGCTGACTTCGAGAAGTATCCTCTTAGGTTATCTGATCTGATCGTTATCGATGTTCACCCAGACACATGTCCTGAGAAGATCGTCTGGGCTAACTCAAAGCCAATGAAGGGTATTCCTGCATTTGGTTTGTCGGGTGACTTAGTATATGAACCAATGTGGATATCAGATAATTATACTGACTATGCCCAGAGGGTGATGTATGTAGATCCCAGTGGCAGAGGGGAGGATGAAACTGCTGTCTGTGTGGCATCCTTCGCTAATGGTTATATCTTCATTCATGAACTTCTAGGATACCCCGGTGGTTATGAGAAGGGTGTCCTAAAGAAGATCGGAAGACTTGCTCACGATTACAATGTCAAGCAGATCCGGGTTGAGTCTAACTTTGGTGATGCTATGTATTGCCAACTCCTGTTACCTGTGGTTATGGAGATCTGTGGCCATGTGGCTGTTGAGGAATACCGAGTCAAGGCCATGAAGGAGAGGAGATGCATCGATGCCCTAGAACCTGTCATGGCTTCTCATCGCCTTGTGATGGATCGTAGGGCTGTGTGTCAAGAGGAGAATCAGAAGCAGATTACTAGGATCTTCGATAAACGAGGAGCCCTGCCGAAGGATGACCGTGTGGATGTCTTGGCTGCTACCGTTTCCCATTGGGAGGATATGCTGTCAACAGACGTTGATGTTCTTATTCGACGTAATAAGGAGTCAGAGAGGCAAGCTATAGTTAAAACGTGGTTAAACGATGATCGTCGTATGAGACTGTTTAGTAACCAAGTCTCAGGAGCTATCTTAGGGGAACCCCAAAGACAGAAGAATAACAAGTGGACTACCAGAGGCCGTAGGATCCTCTGAGAGAGCTTTGAATTATCAGGGTACTCCAGTACTCGGAAACATAGAGAAGCTCTCAGGAGCTGTATAAGGAGCTTAGAATGGGTGTAGCAATTGCAATGGGAGCTATGGCAGCTGGTTCTGCCTTATTCGGTTCGATGCAGCAAGGACAGCAACAAGTAGCACAAAATGCTATACAGCGACTCCAATTCGAGGAACAAGAGTTCAATCGAAAGATGCAGAATCAGATTAAGAATCGTCAAATTGCTAAAACAAATGCTGCTAAATGGATGGCTAATAGAAACCTAGCTAAGGCAGCCAATAAGGCTAGGGCTGAGGAAGAGTTTTGGATCGATTATAATTTTAAGAATTCTAGTGGACAATTCTCAAGAGATTTCTCTAAAGCCCACTCTCAAATTCGATCTGTTTTTACAAGCCGGAATATAAAACTAAATAGTGGAACTACAAGAGCTTTAATGAGAAGTTCTATAGAATCGGGTCAAAAAGGTATGATTTCTCAAAGAGTAGCCAGAGGTAATGCACTTCTTACGGCAGAGAGAAAGCAACAAGCTCTTTTAGCAAAAAGAGATTTCGGTTATAATGATCAAATTAAATTTATGCCGGGCCAGCTGATTCAGCAATCGGATTCGAGTATAATGTCAACTGCTCTGACTACTGGATTGGTTTCTGGAGCAATGGCTGGAGCTTCAGCTTATATGGGAGCGGCCCAATCACAAGCACAAACAGCCGCAACACAAGCAAGTGCTGGTGCAACCCAAAATCTTGCATGGCAAATGGGTGGACGCGTGGGACCCATGCCATACCAACCCGGATAAGGAGTTATAAATGGCAAAGCATCAAATGGATATCTTAGGTAGTATAGCAGGAGTATCTCCGAAACAAGATAATCTTGAGATTGCTAATACAGAACATGCTAAATCTTTTATTACTGCCTCAGAAGACTTCTTTGAAACCAATAAAGACCTAGATCCAAAAACTTTTAAAGATCTTTGGGATAAGAAAATAGGAGATTCTTGGGATATACAACCAGATAATAAAGATTACTATTATGAAACGCTGGAGAAGATAGATCCTCAAGGACCACAAGCTGCCAGAAATAAAATACTAACCAAAATAACCGCAGAAATTGCTAGTTTAGATACCGCTCAAGAACGAGAGTGGAAGATGAAAGATCTTGCTAGCACTCTACCAAACTATGCGTGGACAGAATTAGATTTCTTTGAAAACCTAAACTTAGAAAAGAGTAGATTAGACGGACAGTATGAGGAAACATCTAGAATTGTACAATTTCTTACTTATCTACATGGTTTAATAGAGAAGGATTTTGTTGGTTTAGACCCAGATAAAACTAGTTCTGCTCATACTGAAGACTATCTTAAAGGAATAAGGGGTGGTCATGGGGATGATATTAAAGTACATAATGGTAACTTCTCCATTTCTTTAAACGGTGCTGTTGTCCCCTTAGGTAATTTACCTAATAATACTACCGATGATATCCGACAACTACTTATTGAGAATAGAGATATTAAGCCTCTAGTAAAAGAGAAGGTTACAAAAGAACACGAACGATCTCAACAGATTGCTTTAAAAGAAAAGAAAGAAACACAAAAATATATATTTGAAAATGTTGGACAACTACCTAGGGAGTTTCAAATGAATGCTATCAGAGACTACACTATGACTCAACGGAATAGTGGTGAACTGACTTATAAAGCTATTACACAATTAGTAACAGAGAAGAAAAGTACTTCTGCCTTAGATAGTATCCGAGACTTTAAATCCTATTTCCTAGATATTTTATCTCGAACAGAAAGGTTAATGAACAATGGCTGAATCAGATATAACTTTCCCAGAATCAGAGATAACTCCTCCACAACCTCTAGTCCCCGAACCTGTTTTTGCAGGGCTTAAAGAACAGCCAATAGATTTTGGGGTATATAAAATTAATACTGCAAATATAGATTACTATTATAGAACACTACAGAATACACTTAGGGTAGGAACAAAAATGATCGAAACTTTATTTGAGGTTTCTCAGAAAAAACTTAGATTAGAAGCTTATATAAAAAAAGATAAGGCTAATTTAAGAATGAGAGAAATTGCATATAAAGAAAGACAGTATACAGAGGAAATGCGGAGGAAGAAAATAAATATGGAGATGAAACTATTGACCCAATCTGCTGGGCGCAGGGAAGAAAGTTGGTGGCAAAAAGCCTGGGTGAGTATGAGGGATGCTTGGATAAAAGCGAGAGAAGATAAGGAAAGAGAGGCAGCAGCTGCGCTCATAGCAGAAAATACCCTTCGCGACAGGGAGGCTGCGGACGAGATAGAAAGAATGAGGAGAGAAGCCGAAGAAGAAAAGCGACGGGAAGATGAATCGGAATACGATGCCAGATACTGAATTAAGGAGCCCCTTCTGATGAGTACATCAATACCAATTAGTCACCAGCAAGCTCAATACTTCTTCGACTATCCCGAAGATGGACCACTGCTTAAGGATTTCAGGGCTTATCAAAGATGGGATGATAAACAACAGGAAGAACAATATGGTATATCCCGAAATCTTCCTAGCCAGTCTCGCCAACAGGTCGGTGAAATGGTAGAGCAGTTATTGAATATCTATTCACCTGATGAAAAGGTACAATATTTTCAGGCTATTAAAAAAGCTATACCAAACTATCGAGGCCTACATCCGCATTTATTACAAAATAATGCTGGTTTAGCTGAAGCAACAAGAGATGATGAAGCAAATAAAGGTTTACTAACAGGGTTTGCCGCAGAAGTAAGTAACAGATCAATAAGTTCCGGTGAGGTAAATCCGGATCTAATTGATCCATTAACTGGACTAACAAAAATTTCTTATCATCCAAATGATGCTGAGGCTTTAAATCCGGGTCTTGCAGTTATAAAAGAAATAGACCAAACTGCCGCAGAGTTAGGGAGTGAGGCATCTTTAACAGAAGAACAAAGAGCTAGACTAATGCAGGCATCGCTCAGTGATATGGACTGGCCTACAATGGAAGCTGGTTTTAAAGAAGTAGGTTATGGAGAACAAACACTTCAATATTTTGAAAAAACTATACCGGGACACTTTGCTGCTCAGGCACAATGGCAAGTAGTAAAGAGTGTTTTAGCTTTAAAACAAGGTTGGCAAGATGAAAACGAATTAGATGTAGCTACAAGAGAAGTACTTTGGTCTCTTCTTCACCATACCTCAACTCAAGAAGGAGGTGTGTTAGATGTAGTGAAGTTTTTAACCTTTGCTGCTCAACATTCAGAGAACATGACTCCTAAAACCGCAATAGGGCTTACTGAAATTTGGAAGCAATTAAATCCAGCCAATCCTCAACTAGGCATTAATATGGAAACTTTTGCGAAAACATTAGAAGAACGCACAGGGATTAATGTTTTAAGTGATGATATATCCTCAGAGGAAAGATGGAGTACTCTTCTTGCTTCTCCGGCCATACTTGCTAGCGATAAGGATTGGACTCCCGAAGAGTTACAAAAAGTACATATGCAGGGAAGGGATGCTTGGAATGATACGTTTGGTAAATGGAAATCTATGGACGATCTTAGTATAAAACAATATGTTATCGAATATCTTTTATCAAAACATCTTTCAGAAATGTTGAGAGAAGATATTCAACCTCATGAATTGGCTGGTGAAATAGAGAGTGCTCTAACACAAATATCATCTAGAAAAGATCTGACGATAGTAGACAATATTAGATGGCCTTGGGAGGACTTAAGTAGTGAAGTTAATCATAATGTTCTAGGTAACCTTGCTCCGGAACTGATCTCATTCTTAAAAAGAAGGGAAGAATTAACTACCAAGGAAGCTATGTATTACCTAAAGTCTGCCGATAGAGATGAATGGGGACAAAGAACATATGATCAAGCAACTCAAGCAGGTATCCTAGCAAACATAAAAGACCAGATGCCTGAGTTGTTACTAGCATATCCAAAATTAGAAGACACATACTTAAGTAGTAGAGAGGGTATAGGTGTCTTCATGGCCGGAATATCAAGAAGAACTCGACCTTTCAATATAGGTAAAGTAGTTGATGAGGAAGGCAATGTTTCATATGATCCGTACCTGCACAAAAGGCGAGTCAAACAATTGCAAGATATTAGAGCACAAGTATATAAAGAGAACAAACACCTTATTCCAGAAACAGAACCAGCAAAGATGCTCGACGAAGAAATAACACTAATAAATCAATTAGACGCTTTGAAAGAAGAAACAACTACTGTTTCAGACCCAAACCAGAGTCTAATACATATTATGTTCGGTTCGGATGTTCATCAGCGACACCTTGCAAATGGAAATCCAAAGGCCATACAAGCTGAAAACATAGCAGCAGCACGCCGATCTGGTATTTATACAAAACACATGGAAGTATTACTGGGTGAAGAAGGCCAACCAAGAGATATACCGGGATTACTGGACTTTCCTATCGAATCTCGTCAGCCCGGAGAAACGATGCAAATAGACATGACAAGTTTGAGCCATGTCCAAAAAATAGCGGTTATTAAGACAGTTGTAGATATTCAACAAAATCATAAAAGCGACAGCGGACTAATTAATCACCCAATAGTAGCACAGATTCAAGAATATGTAAGAGAAAATATAGATGCACTAAATGTAGATTTTGTAGATAGGATAACAGCACAGAATCCTACTGAGACAGATATGCAGACGGGTGAAGAGATAATCAATACATTAGCACTACTTGAACACTTAATAAAAGACGCGAGAGGAAGAACAAGTATGAATAATCTTAAGGGGGTATTGGATATTCAAGGTGATTACTTTACATCCACTCGTTTATTAATAAATCTAAACAATGCAATTGGTATTACAAACTTTGTTAGTGTAACAACTCCAGAAGAAATTCAGGCAGCTTTCGCAAGTCTGAAGGTAACGGGACAGCGAGCTATTAGTATTCTTGTTGCAAGTAGAGGCCAACCAGAAACTTCGGTTCTACCAGCCAAGAGCAAACCAGCTATATATCTAAGAGAATTATATAGTGCTAAAGATACTGGAAGTTTGCTACGTGTGATGAATACTACTATAACAGGTACGGGTAACATAACACAAGCAGATGTATTAAGATCGCACTTTGGGAAGGTCCTTAGGTGGTCTTTTCCTAATAGTGGAGATGTGGAAGGTTGGCGGGATGCATATGAAAGAACTTTATCTAGAGGTGCTATTATAGATGGAGGACTATATAAGGAGATTTACGACTCAAATGATACATTTATACTAGAAGCTGGAGTATACCAAAACCTAGCGGCGAAATTATTATTTGAAAGAGGTTCCAGTGATGAACTACCTTTAGGACTTATAGCTAAGACAGTCCTAGCAGGACCTATTACAACAAAAAGTGAGAATCCGTGGAATATAAACGAATTTCGAGATCTCATTTATGATATTCATAATACAAGTACAGGTAGGAAACCAATGCATGAAGGAGTATATTATGGTACTCGCATAACAGCTCCGGCTGGTATACACGATGTAATAGACAAACTGCCTCAGCTCGAACAGGAATCAGTTGATGAGGCAGGAGGACTTTTACCTTATATCTTAAACGAAGAAAATTATTGGAATGCGTCGGTTCGTTCTTTAACTATTCCGACCCCTCCGCCCAGAGGTGAATTCGCTACAGGAGTTGGTTTTACAACACCCCGTCAATGGCAAGGGAAACTTCCAGAACTTACTTATAAGCAAGTAGGGGAGATAGTTCTTGGTCATTTTGATTTAACTCACGAAGCTCTTAAGGATCTTGACGTAGAGGCTGTAGTAAAGACAGTTATAATGAGTGCAAGAAAGCATGCATTTATAAGAGAAAGGATTGTTGAAGAACGTGATGATATCCCACTAGACTTCGACATAGCACATAAAACTATGCATTATGCTATGACAGGTGCGTTACCACCCCTCCGCGGGAGCCTTGATCCAAAGATGGACCTAAAAATAAGAGACTTAGTATTAGAAACAATTTACCGTTTGACTCCAGAAAATGCTGGTGAACTGATAGATGGAAGACCTGTTCCGCTTCCATTGGGATTTACTAGAGGAGAGATGGGAATGCCAGTCCTGCCAGCAATTGAGAAGAGATTAGAAAAACGTATTTTGGAGAAATACCATAGTGGTTGGGGTCATGATCCCGGCCAACCTCTACACATTTATGGGGGCGCGGATAAACCCATACGATTAGACGTAACTCCGTTACCAACTAATGGGCAGCCAATAAGAATAGAGTTAAATGGAAGGTATGTACCTTGGCTCCAGTTTAGAATTAAATCCAAGAAACATCAAAATGATCCAGAAGCTATTCTTAAGGACAGAGATAATTTTATCGGTTCAGACTATTTGGGAGAGAAATAAATGACGCAACAGTGGTATGATAATCCAATAGAGTTTCAACCTACAGAGCTTACTCTCCAAAGATATTGGGATGAAGAACGACAAAAACAAAGACAGAACTACTTTGATTTACCTATGAGAGGCGAGTGGGATAGAGATATCGCTGCCTCGGGAGCTATGTGGTTTGATATTAATAATAAACAAGAAGCCTATAGGGGTCTTTTAGATCATTCAGTTGCTACTGATGATTCAATGGCAGAAGACTATACCCAAGGATACTTGGCTGATAACTCTAATCATGTTCGATATGTAGCTAGAAATATTCAATCCTTATACGCTGGTACAGATTACTCTGGAAGTATTTTAGATATAGACCCAGATACAGAGGGCATTATCCAAGAAGGTGTTGCCTTATCTGGTTGGAATGTTAAGGATCAATTAACTGGGAGTATGATAGGGATCGATATTACAGATTTACTAAATATGGATCCTCCAGATGGCTGGTCTCCAGAAGAAGCTTTGGATATATTTGAAGAACGAGACCCTAGGAGATATGGAAATTATATTACATTATTTAGGGACAAAAGACAATTATTAAGTATTATTGAAGAATCTAAGAATCCCATAGATTTCTTTTATAGACTTTCAAACGCAGCACATAAGATACAAATATCTCAGTCTATTCAACACTATAATGAAAATACTTCTGTTGTTCCTTGGGCGGCTAACTGGACTAAGACATTAATAGTAAATGGGATTATAAACGATCCGGATTTGGCTTCTTCTACAGGAATATCTCTGGCTTTAGGTGTACTTACCGGAGGCACTAGTTTAATTGGTTCTGCTGCATGGCACGGTGTTAGAAGTATTAAAACTGCTAGAAGAGCTTTTAGATTGACACGATGGACTAGATCTGCACAAAACTATTTACCTGAAACCATAGGTCCACATCTACTTCGGAAATTTTTATGGAAGAATACCTATAAGGACGCAGGCTTTTGGGGAAGAACGTGGAGAAATATTCCGGGTAATATTGGAGAAGGTTTACTAACAGGGTTTGCCGCAGAAGTAAGTAATCAACACAGAAGAGTACACTTAAGATATCAAAAAGAATTTGATTGGACAAGAGTGGGTTGGGAAACAGTTTTTGAAGGGGCTCTTTCACCATTTATTAATCCTGGAATAGGGCGTATTTATAGAGGAGTTGGTATAGCTGGGCAAGGGGTAGGCTTTGGAGTAAACTGGGCATCTCCACGTTGGTTAGGAGGACAAGGAGGTATGTTAGGAGGAAGAGGCAGAGAAGATTATGGAGCCTTTGTCACTTTTGCTAAGAAAACCTTAAAGAAATCCGCTAAGTTTTCTGATCCAAACTATGCCGAAGCATGGTTAACTCATATGGAAATATTAGAAGAACTGGGTGGAGACTTAGATACACTGCTGGGAAACGAGCAAGGAATTACTATATTTGGAGAACCTGATCCAGCAACAGGACTATTGGAACATCCTGTATTAATGCTTGAAACCTTATTTGATGAATATGGTGTACCTCCTCAAAGAAGAATGGAAATACTAAAAAGATCTTTACAAAGACTTAAAGCAGTTATGAAGGGAAAAACATACGGAACCCCGACAGATTTGATGCTAGCTGTAGCAGATGATTTGGGAAGTAATGAACGCAGTATTGCAAAATACGCAACCACGCCTGAAGGTAGGTCAGCAATACAAAGAGTTAAAGCTCATGTTTATTTAATTTCCCAATTAGCTAATTATGCTGCTGAAGAGGGAATAACCTTGGTTGAGGCTCACGAACGTCTGTTAAAAGATGAAAATTATTATGAGGTCTTGGTAGATAATGAAACAAAAGCTAAAGTAGAAGAAGCAATTAAGGGGGAAGACCTTAGTGATAAACAAAAATGGAAGAAGGCTCAAGAAATAAAAGCCGAAGAACAAAAACAAAACGAAGATAGTATACAAGAGGATCTTAAAAATGGAAGACAAGCAGTAGAAGATGTAAACAATGCTGTAGATCCAACAGGAGGTACTGTTGTTGTTGATGTACCCCCTCAAAACCAACCACCGGGGGAAACTATAGCCGCTCTTGTTAATGCGGATAAGCAAGGTCGGAATTATTTAGACGAACATGAAAGAACTCATGGAGAAAATCAACAAAGCGCTGAGCAAAGCACGACAGAACGAGAAGCAGCCGAAGCACAGCAGGCAGTTGAGCCCTCTGAAGAAAATAAACAAGCACTTGAAAACGCACAGAATAAAGAAGACCAAGCAAAAGAAACATTAGGTAAGTCTGAAAATACCTTAAAGACATTACGACAAGCACTTGATAATATTTCTCAATTACTATCAGATTTAGACGCTAGGATTCATAACTTAACAAAAGCTGAACTAAAGTCTCTTAAAGAACTTAGTGCTGACGTTAGGGGTCTTGAAGTAAAGCAACTAAAATATAGCATTGTTTTTAAGAAACGGCTGTCTGAATATATGGATGATCTATATGAGCATAATAAACACATAGATCGTTTAGAAAACTATGCAAAGACAGGGGGCATTTCTAGAGAAAGTTTAACAGAAGAGGAGCAAAAGAAAGTAACGATTTCAATAGCTATTCTTATAAAACAGGCAGAGAAAACAAACAATAAGAAATTTCTTAAACTAGTACATAAGCTTAGGGACTCCAAAAAACTAGATCCCGTATTAATAGGAAAAATAAGGGACGGTATAGGAGCTCACTTAGATAATATTTTTACTTCTATAAAGGAGTCTGATGCTTATGAAGCCCATGATTTGTTAAATAAAGAAATAAAAGAAAAGCTTGAGGAAATTGCCCTTATTAATAACCTATCCTTAGCAAGAGAATCTCGTCTATCTTCAAGAAGGTTTGATAGAATAGCTTCGGCCAGAGGTGTAGCCCTACATCAAAAGCATATTAAAGCTGTCCATAAAAGGAGACGAAGCGAATTTGAAGGTGAAGCGCGTACACGAGGTAAGGATGGTAAGTTTACTCGACAAGAATTATTTGAGGCTGTAGGACCAGAAGGAGAAACTATAGGTGCTTGGATAAGTCCGCTTAGTCAAGCTAGACGAAATTATTTTAATGCCAAGAATAAACTCCAAGGTAAAGCTCGGAGCAAGTTTTTAAAGCATGAATTTACTGTTGAAGAAGCAAGACAGGAACTTAAAGACGCTATAGAAGAAGTTGAAGCTCGTCTAATTACAGAAAAGCCGGGGAGTATAATAGGAGAAGCAATCCGAGCTAGAAAAAAAGCTGGGGTCGAAGCTTCTACTATAGCCGAAGAATATATCCCAGTAGCTGATGTTACAGCAGATGATAGAACTGCTCAAAGTAGTCCGGGTATGCACTCCGTAATAGGTACTCCAATAGTACCCGGCGGTAGGGTAAAAGGATATGTCGATTTAGAACCAACTGGTAAAGATATTATTGTTGCTTTTCAAGCTGATTTATCGACAGCAGTTCATGAACTAGGTCATATAGTTAGATCGCGTATCTTAAAGGGAAATGATCTGGTAATCATTGAAAACCATTTAGGTGTTAAAAATAAAATCTGGACAACAGATAATGAGGAAAGATTTGCTAAATTATTTGAAAAATATTTTGTTGATAATGAAGCCCCAAAGAATGCGACTGAGGAATTAAAATCTGTATTTAAAAAGATTGCTACAGTATTAGGAAAAATCTACAGAACACTTCTTGGAAAAGAATCTATAAATTCCGAGGTTAAAGAAGTGTTTGATAGATTAATACAGAATAATGAAGTAACGGGAAGCTATGATGTAAACTCTAAATATGCCCAGACTATTGCTGCTGCGACTGGTATGACAGAAGGAGAGATAGGGGCTGTATTAGGACTTATGGAAGCATTGGGAATACAACAAAATAACGTAACATGGAAAAAAGGTACTCAAAAAGATGTAGAATTTTTATATAAGGCTTTGGCTTTACAAGAGGAGGGTGAAGCAGGGGTAGCTACTTTCGCTACAGAAGCCTTATCAGACGTAAAGGTATTGACTCAGGGTGATGTCCGTCCTATTAATACTGAAACCTCGAATTTTAAGACATGGTTTGAGGGGACACACCCCGATCTTCGAGATGGCGATGGTCCCTTAGCACTGTACCACGGTACTACTGAAGGTTTTGAGGCGTTGAAACCCAGTGATGCGGGTGCGATGGGTCCGGGTATTTACCTGACATCCTCTCCAAAGGAGGCGGGGGGGTATGCACTGGGAGGGGAGATAGGTGGGGAGGCTACAGCCCGTGAAGGTGCCCAAACAATCCCTGTATATGTAAACCTGACAAATCCCCTACGACTAGAGGGCGGAGCTCTTGCGTTTACGATGGCAAATGTGTACAACGAATCTATGGATGCTATGCTTGTCGCCCGGCGAGAGGGTGGTCCTGCTTTGTTGGCTGACAAAGTACGGGCGGAAGTTAAAAGAATGAGTAAAATGGAGATGGGGGATGAAGCTGCCGAGGTGTATTTCAAGTTTATGAATTCTCTGGGGTATGACGGTATTGTTTATAGGCAAATGGTACAAGGTGAACATAAGAGCACCGTTGTTATTGCGTTTGACCCTGCGAATGTGAAATCACCTTTTAACCGTGGAACATGGGGGCTTGCTGAGCCACGGATGCTCCTCCAAAGTGATGAGACCTTTGATGCACAACAAACAGAGGAATATCTAAACAATCATTGGATTTCAAAATTATCAGACGAGGAACAAACGGCATTGGGGATAGAG